AAGGTGAAGCGTAATAGACCTTTTACATTTATGAACATAGGTTCTCCATCAACAAGAAAAAATTCTCAAATGGCTGTTGATGCATTTATACATCTTTTTGCTCGGGATGAGAATTATAAACTTATTTACAAATCTAATGGTCCACCAGACGCTCGCCTTAGCAAAGGTACAAGCAATATGTCATCTATTAAAGATCATCCTAGAATTGAGGTTATAGATTGGAAATTAAGCGATAGCCTTCTTTCTGCATTGTATGATGAAGCGGACTGCTTATTGTACCCAACAAGCGGCGAAGGGTGGGGTTTAATTCCTTTTCAAGCGATAGCGAAAGGTATCCCAACGATTTGTACAAACGCTACTGCTTGCGAAGAGTACGCAGAGTTGTCTGTTCCTCTAGATTATAAGTGGTCTAAAATTAATATGACTGGTATCTATGATAATACTGGAGAGTGGGCAGAGCCAAATTTTGATGATTTGTGTGATAAAATGTTATATGTAACAAAAAACTACGATGAAGTCTTGAACAAGACTTTAGCTGGTGCTCGGCATATTAACGAGAATATGACTTGGGAAAAAGTAACAAAGGAATACGCTGAAAGATTATGTCAGATATTGAACGATACGAGGGTGTAACCCTAATAGAAGAATTAAAACATGTTGAAGAGGCTGGTTTGCTTTTTGTTAAAGGCTATAACTACTCTGAAATATCAACACTCCTTTCTTTAAGTGTTGATAAAGCTAAATCATATGTTGTAGAATATAAAAAGATTCTTAATAGACAGGCTGAGGCTGACCCTTATTTTCTAGAAAAGCTACAGTTCAATACAATAAAAGCTTTACAAGAGTTTGACCAATTGAGCAAGGAAGCTTGGGAAACTATTAACATCGCTACCGATCACGGTATGATTCCTGCAAGAATTCAAGCTATTAAATTAGCTGGCGAGTTGGCTACTAAAAAAGCCCAGCTGCACAAACTTCTTACTGGCAATACTACTGACAACCAGTATATTGCTCGTATGCAGAAAGCGGAAAATGTAAACCAAATCCTTTCCAAAGTATTGCGAGATGTGATTGGAAAGCATCCTGATATTGCTAACGAAGTTCGTGTTGAACTTGAAATTGCATTTGAAATCATGAATGCGGATAATGTTTAAATGGAAACCCTAAAACTTAGACTCAGAACCCTCTATCATAAAGGTTTAAAAAATCTAGATTACGGAAAGGGTGGTGCTTTGTATGTCTGATTTCATGGGAATGAATCTTGAACTTGCAGATTTTGATAGGCTTTTGCGTCAAGATGATCTTACAGAAACACCTGTTGATATTCAAACATTTGTACAAGATAAAGAATATTTAGGTTTACCTCCGCTTTCTGATATCCAATTAGAGATTGTACGACATTCTACACAGATTTACAAAGAAAGAACACTAATTTCTTTATTAGGGGAAGAAGAAGGGAAAAGATGGTATAAAACATATACTGACAATGAAGTTATTTGTATGCTAGGCAAAGGGTCTGGTAAAGACCATTGTGCAAGAATATCAATGGCTTATACGGTATATCTTATCCATTGCTTAAGAGATCCATTAATTTATTATGGGAAAGCTCATGGTGTGTATATTGACCTTCTAAACCTTGCTGTAAACGCTCAGCAAGCCCAGAGAGTATTCTTTGAACCATTAAAGAACTTATTGCTTAGATCTCCTTACTTTAATAAAGTTGGATTTGAACCTAGAGTATCAGAAATATTTTTCTTTTCTAAACCTGTTAGATGCTTTTCTGGTCACTCTGAATCTGAAGGTTGGGAAGGTTATGAAGTAATGACAATTATTTTGGATGAAATTGCTGCTTTTAAAACAGATGCTGAATTGCGTGGAGAAACGAGATCAAAGGGATCTGCGTCTGCGATTTACAATATGTCTAAGCTTTCTATTATGTCTCGCTTTCCAGAAGTCGGTAAAGTTATTCTATTGTCTTTCCCCCGCTATAAAGGTGACTTTATTCAACAAAGATATTTTAATTCTAGAGAAAAGAAGGAACCTAAGACTTGGACTATTAAAGCTGCAACATGGGAAGTTAATCCTACTATTAAGCGTGAGCAATTAGAATCGGAATATATTAGAAATCCTGTTGAAGCTAGAGCTAGATTTGAATGTGAGCCTCCTAACATGGAAGATGCTTACTTTAGAGATCCTGAATTAGTTAGAAAAGCTTTTATGTATAGTGAAGATCCTGTTGATGAAGAAGGTAATTTTAAACCTTGGTTTAATAAAACAGATGGTCAAGTAAGATTTATTCATATTGACTTAGCCTTAAAGAGAGACAGAGCTGCGCTTAGCATGGTTCATTGTACTGGACTTAAAGAAGTTAAAACATTAATGGGTGTTGAAAATCTTCCTATTATTAATGTTGATTTAGTTTACTCATGGGAAGCGTCTGTTAACCAGGAAATTAACTTTGCATCTATTAGACAAATGATTTTGGACTTATGTAGAAAATTTGATGTTGCTAAAGTTACTTTTGACAGATGGCAATCTATTGAAATGATTCAAAGCTTAAGAGCTCAAGGTATTAATGCGGATTTTCATAGCGTTAAGAAAACAGACTTTGATACATTAATGACTGCTATTTATGATACAAGATTGCGTGGATATTGGAATGATCTTTTAGTTGAAGAAGAGCTTTTAAAACTTAGGTTATTTGGTAATAATAAAATTGATCACCCAAGTTCAGGTTCAAAAGACTTAGCAGATGCGGTTGCTGGTGCGGTATTTGTTTGTGTTGAAAATATGGCTATTGGGGCAGAGGTAGAAATTGAAATTTTATCTCCAGATAAATATTGGGAAGAGAATGAAGATATGCCAGAATTTGGAACAGTTACAGTGTATAATAAAGATACTGGACAATTCTTTCCAGGATTCAATGAAGAAAAGGATGCGTCACCATGGCTGGAAAATCTCTAGATAATCTTAAAGTTACTCATGAAGAAGTGATTAGTCAATTGGCAATGCAATTAGCATCAGCACATGTTGATCTTACTGTACTGAAACTGGAAAATCAAAAGCTGAAAGAATATATCGCCAATAGTGTTGAGCCTGAAGTCAAAAAATAAATTTCTTTTAGTTTTTAGAAGTTTTTTGCTCCCTGATGAGTTTTTTACCATAAAGCCTGATATGGTCTTATCTAAGCAATAGGTAGTCAAAATGGCTTCCTAACAAAACAAACCAACCATAGGAGAAATCAAGTGACAACACTAAAGATGAATAAAGTAGATACGCTTCCAGAAATCGCAAGAGCTGGTCGCAAGTCTGAAGAATTGAATATGATTATTGCTGCACTGAATGAGTCGGCAAAAGATGGCAATTCAGTTCGTATTGATGGAATTAAAGCTGGTAATGCTTATAATTCAATGCAACAAAGAATTCGTGCTCAGGCTAAGAAGTTGGGTTACAAAATCGTTATCCGTTTTGATTCAACAACTGATGCGCTATTCTTCAAGGCAACTCGTGTTGGTAATGTAAAGAATGTGACCGAGACAGGTGTTACAGCAGTTAATAATCTTTCGGCTAAGACTAGCGAAATTGCTGGTGTAAAAACCAAGGTCAAGACTAAATAATTATATAAAAAATAAATACCATAAAGCCCTGCGCCTAGCCAGCGCAGGGCTTTTTTTTATGCCATAATATAGATATGACATTACAAATGGAACAACAGAATATTGAAATTGGTAGAGAAGATATTGACTCATGGTGTCCTATGTTTGCGCTTCCATGTTATGATAGGTCATTGACTGAACCTTTCTTTATGTCTTTTATGAAGACAGTTATGTATTGTAAGGATATCGGGTTAAAGTTCGGGGTTAGCACAGTTACTGACTCTTTAATCAATAGGGCAAGGAATAACCTTGTCGCTAAGTTTATGGCTAATCCACAGTTTACACACTTAGTTTTTCTTGATGTTGATCTTAGTTTTAAGGCTGAAGATATTGTAAAGCTTCTATGGCATGATAAAGATATTATTACTGGCTCTTACCCAATTAAAGAGATTAATTGGGACAAGGTAATCAAAAATGTTAATAACGGGATTGCGAGCAAAGATTTGGGTAAGAAATCAACTCGCTTTGTTGTGAACCCAGTTAAAAAAGGAAATAATGTTATTGAAACAGATAATGGTGCAATATCAGTTCACGATGCTGGTACTGGCTTTATGTGTATTAAAAGAGAAGTATTTGAAAAACTAATTGTTGCCTATCCTGAGTTAAAATTTAATGATGACACAGGTAGTATGAAAGGTGCAGAATTAGATTATACATACGCTTTCTTTAATTCTTATGTTGATGATGATGGTAGATTTGTTTCTGAGGATTATGGTTTCTGTAGATATTGGCAAAAGATTGACGGTAAAGTTTGGGTTGATCCAGGTATTGAGATTGGTCATTTAGGTAGAATGTTATATGAGGGTAATATGATAGATTACCTTATAGAATTGTCTGATGAATCAACTAAGGCTAACGCTAGAGCGCTCGCTCAGCCAAAAACTAAGAATCCGTCTGGGAAATCAAAAAAGAAATAACCAGCTAGTAGCCTAAAAAACATATACTAAAATTGTGTAAAATATTGGCTAAAATGTGCTTGGTGAAACATTAGATAAAACATTATCTAATCCCTGATATAATTCCCTAACTTACACGGCTGTAATCTTACACGACCCCCTGCAAAATTTTTTATATAATTTTTTATATAAAACGAGACAGGCTTTTCACCAGTTTTCCGACACAAAAGAAATATAAAAGAAATATTATTACGCAGGTTTTGTTTGAGCCATATGCCCGATACAATAGTTAGCCAATGAGTTCACTATTATTCAGTCTAAATATCAAGAAATTAGCGCACTATTTGTGCGCTATTTGTGCGTATAATCACCAATATAAACCATTATCTTAGGGAAAGGAATAGTATATGAGTAAGCCTATATTCGGATCATTAGTCGGTAATAAATTATCAGATAAAAATACAGTTTATGGAATTGTTACGGAAGTGCGTGAGATTACACAAAATAATGAGACTTTCTTTATAGCGTTATTAGATACAGGTAAAGCAATGCGTATGTCTACAGTTTCTAAATTGCTATACGCTAAGAGACAGCGTTTGCGTAAAGTTGGAGATCAGTTTACTGTTTATGCTTGGACTGCTGATTATGAAGTATCTAAGCAAAAGTTTGGTCCTCAAAAAAGGCGTATTGTTTCACCTTGTGTTACTGGTAATGTAAACACTATAGCAACTATTGGAGATGAGAAAATAAATATTATTACTCATATCAGTTCTAGTAACCCTATCTATTATCCAAAATTCTAATCAACAACTAACGAAAGGTAAAATCAAATGAATATGGAATCATTTTATTACTATATTAGTAATCGGCTAAATCGTTTGTATATGCAAAAGAATAGGGGTTTGGTTACTCCTTTTGAGTTTTTTGCAGAACAGCAAATGATTTTGCTTGATTTTAGCATCGGTATAAAAGATAACCTTACCGAAAAGATTAAGGAAGATATTGAAGAAAAACAACTACTGAAAATAGAAAGTGAGTTGCAATAATGGAAATTGAAATTGTAGACGCTTCAGAAATTATTAGTCCTATTACTTTGACTTCGTTTGAGGTATCAGGTGTGCTTGAGTTTGAGTTTATGGATGAAAGCGAAATAGAAGTAAAAGAAACTAAAAAAGCAGTAAAAGCATATTTCCCTTATGGTTCATATACAAAAGAGAGAACACATAGAGATTACTGGTTGAGTGACGATCAAGAATTTCTTGCTTGTTTGGTTTCTATCAAAGTTCAAAGAATGAGTCGGCGTAATCAAATGATTATTCTAGATGATATTCGTGAGTTTAGGTTATTGACTAAAGAAATTGCTACTGGTTTGTGTGAAAGTTTTGCAACAGTTGGCTATAAGTTTAGTGTTTACGAAGAGGCATAAGTGGAACATAAACAACAATTATTAGATGAACTTGAAAAATTGACAAGTCTTTTGGATATTCCTTTTGCTCGCAGAACGGATATCCATTGGATATTAAGAAATATTGCAATAAATAATACAGATGAAAAGCGAGTAAAGAAAGTGATTAGTATTTGTCAACTCCTAATGAAAGGTGAATAAAATGAAAATTGAAAATGGGGTAGTAATTAGTACAAAAGAACACGGCTGTATTCCTATGAATAAAATTAGCCTTTGGGAATTAGCAATTGAAATGAATCATAGAACAAATAGTATTATGGATGTTCTTGAATATAATCAACAGATGATTGTTAAAATGCAAGATAAAATTATTGAATTGGAAACGGCATTACTGGAGTTTTTATAATGGCTGAGTGTATCTATTGTCAATCTGTATTCATTGACGAAAGATATGAAGCAGGTTATGAATACTGTTTAGATGAGAAATGCCAAAAGATTGGACTTGATATTTCAGAACGGGAATTTAGAAAAGTTTACACTCCTGCTTTGCTTCACAAGTCTAATTACTTCTGGGTTAAAAAAACAGAGTTGAAAACTTTAAATGTTAGAGCTGATCTATTAGAACAAACAAACTGAAAGGTAAATATTATGAGTTGGTTAGATGATATTGAAAATGAAGACAATAGTAAAAGGAAACATCCTACGATGAAGAATGCAAATAAGCTAACGCCTAAGAACCATGAAACTATTACTCCTTACGATTGGGATTTGGATACAGATTTGAATCCAAATTGGCTTTTATGGGACAAAGAGATGAAGAAATACTTTGGTTACAAAGAGGAGAAATAGTTAAATGCAAGATCAAGATATTATTTTAACAAAAGAAGATTGGTTTAATTGTGATGGTTGTGGAGTAAAAATGCGACCTGAGTTTTGGGAAAAGGTTTGGGATGAAAAATCGCAATCTTATCTTGTTCAGGATCAAATGAAAGCCAAGCTAATAGATGGTGATATCTATCCGATTATGAATCAAATTGATGGGGGATTATCATTTGAATTATGTGGTGGTTATGGTGAATTCTTTGATTGTATGACTGAAGATGACATAATCAAATTGATTATTTGTCACGATTGTACATCTAAAATGTTTTCACTTTTAAATAAAACAAAGAAATTATCTGGGCTTCACCCTTCATCTTCAACTAAAGAAGGTGAATTTTGTTGTGAATGGGGTTGGAGTAGTGAAAACGGTAATGTGATTCTCCCAGAAGGGAAAATGTAATGGATTTTCAATGTCAAGAATGTTTTGAATTTTTTGAAGAAGGCATTATGCCTTGTGTTATTTGTGGGAGTGAAGTTGTAATTCCAGTTGATTTTTTAACAACCTATGAGGAAGGGTACGAATGAAGATATACGAATGGGTAAAACAAAAACCTGAGTTTCAGTATTACTGGACTAAAGAAAAAGGTTGGGTTCAAAAAGAAATAGAAGAAGTGTGGAAAACTATAGAAATAGGAGAAAGCAATGATTGAATATATGGAAATAGGTTCATCTCCAACTGATGAATACTGTGCTCAATTAGGTTCTGATAACTATGATGTTCTATCAAGAATTGAGCTTAATGCTTATGTTCATCAATTAGAAAGAATGTTCCCTCATGTTAAAGAAACTGATTCATTAAAATTTGCTGTTAAAAGATTTAATCATGATTTTGGTACTTATGCCGAAGTCGTTATTTATTATAATGAAAGTAATGAGCATGATTATGAATATGCAATTTTAATTGAACACAATCTTCCAATGAATTGGGATGAAGAAGCTAAAGAAGAAATAAAACAACAACTACAAAAGAAAAAGGACAAGGGAAAATCATGAAAAAATTAACAAAGAAGCAATTAGAAAAAGTTATTAGCAATATCCACGAAACAGTTCCATATTCACCTGAAGCAAAGAGTTGCGCAGCGTTTGGAATTTTACTTGATAAGGATATGAATATTCAGTTTGAGCAAATTGATAGTGGTTTGGATATTTATGAAATGCTAGATGTAGAAAATGAAGCACTTGTAAATCAAATTAATGAATACGATATGATTACTATTGCTACTTGTGGTTGGGCTGCGCCTACGAATAAAGAAAATGATGAGTATAGTGATTTAGCCCCATCTCAGCATCCTGAAAGAAGAAGAGTTCGTCTTTTTAGTTCAGCTAATACTAATAATCAAGTTGGTAGTTCTCTTATGTTTAGTGATGATATACATAATCCAGTATATGATTATGGTGATGCTGTAGGTAGTATGGCACAAGCAATTATTAATTTAATGCAAGTAGCAAAACTGAAAGGAATGTAACAATAACATATGAATGAATATGTTGAAAACATAGAAAAGTATGCAAAACAAGCAACTACAAAACCTGAAGATTTTGGTTATTGGGGTTCTGATGATATGTTTAAAACTTGGGGTTTTACTAATATTGATCAAAGTAGAGACTCTGATGTATTAACAAAATCAAATTTTAAATATATTACTGAAGAGTTAATGGGTATCTTTCCTGATGATTACAGAATTGAAACATATAATCATTGGGCTGTTGGTTCAGTTGATAGATTAGTTTGTCGTGTTTATGATGATGATGATGTAAAGATTATTTCATCTTCATTTTATTTAGCTATGGAATGGCTAGACAAATTAGATGACTACCCAGTTGCTGATGAGAATTCATATGGAGAAATGTTGCATCTTGACAATATAGAAAATCTTGACTTTTGGGCTGATATTTGTCCTGGCTATGTTGATATTGAAAAGCATCCTGATTGGGCTATAGATGTCCTTCATGAATTAGAAGTCAATATGAATATAGAGTTTCATCTAGATTCAGGAACACCCAAGGATGAAGATATTATTCAGTCTATTTATAATCTTCAATATTGGAATGCGGCAGGTTATGTAAAATGGTATGAGTTCTGTGATCGTAATGGGTTAGAACGACCTCCATTTACTGCTAATGAAATATCTAAATATGATACTAGCCAAATAGAATTGGAGTTTAAATGATAGTAACAGTAACAAATCTTAATTCATCAATGCTTGATGAGTTGAGATATGAAAGAGATAACGGCAATATGTATGGTGAATTAACAGCTATATTTAAATCTTTGGATACATATTATTATGAGCAAATATATGTTGATGATTTTAATAAGTTGATAAATACTCCTGGAACAACTCCTGGAAAACAATTTAAAGTAGTAATTGAATCAAAATATACACATTACAAAAAAACATATAAGGGAGAAGAATAATGCCAAATCATTGCAATAACACTTTAGGTGTTTTAGGTAAAACAGAAGATGTAGAAAAGTTTGTAGCATTTGTAACAAATAATGGTGAAGATAAAGAACAGAACAAGTATCAGTTATTCAAAAACTTAATTCCAATGCCAAAAGAATTGGAAGGAACTACTTCACCATCTAAATTAAGCAATGAAGAGTTAATTAAGAAGTATGGAACTGATAATTGGTATGATTGGTGCAATAATAATTGGGGCACTAAATGGGGTGATTATGATATCACTAAAAGTGATCTTGCTAATTTGGTTCAATATTCTTATCCATTTAAAGAAGATGGAGAAAAAGATTATGTTAACCCTATTGAAAATACAGATAATTCATATGTGCATTTTTATTACGATACTGCTTGGGCTCCAGGAAGTGATCAACTTTGTGATGCACTTTGTCTTAAGTTTCCAGAATTGAATTTTAATTTGTATTATGAAGAGCCTGGAATGGGTTTTGCTGGTCAGGTTAAAATTAAAAAAGGTGAAGTGATTTATAATGATAATTGGGAATTTCGCCAATCATGTTCAAATATATCCGAAATGGATTTTGACTACTAAGGAGATAATATGTTCAATATGGATGACTTTAATAATTTGAATGAATCAATGGACTCTGTTCCAGATGGTTTGATAGATGCATCAGATTATGCTAATGATATGGAGTTGATCACTAATATTCTAGACAATATAGAATATGATGATATGGTATCAAGAATGCATGGAATGATGAATATTATGAATAGTGTTTACAACGATAGTGGAGAATTGGATATTGAAAGAGTATCTGGAGTCACTGTAGCATTATGCTTTCATATTGTTAATATTCTTGCTAATCTAGAAGATGAAAGTAGAGAAGAATACTTTTACAATACTAAGAACAATGTTCTGGAAGAGATTAAGAAAGAAGCTTCAACTCTACCTTATTGGGATGTAAAGGAAAATGAAGATGAGTGAAGACTGGACTAAAGATGCTCTTTGTCGTAAAACTAAGGGTATTGATTTCTTTGCTGATGACACTTCGGGAATTAATTTAGCAAAAGCATTGTGTTCTAAATGCAATGTTGCTGCTGAATGTTTTCAACAATCTATATTCGCTGAAGAAATATATGGAATTTGGGGTGGTCTTTCACAAAGAGAAAGAAGAAAGTATCACCGCACATATAAAACAAATATAGAGATTAATCTTGCAAAGGAGATAGTGATTAAACATGGCAATAAGCGTATTAAGTGACGAGAAATCTTTTAAAATTAAAATTGTAAAAGATATATATATAAGTCTAAGAGATATTGACGAAGCACAACAGATTGCTGATTTGATATCAAGTAGAGAATCCCAAATGACAACATTTGGTCAAATGACTTCTGTTTATTCAGAAGTTGAACAACTAATCCACAACAGCATAGGAGAATAGTCATGGAATCCATTGACTTTGAAGTGCAAGTAGAACAATCAGAAATCAAGAAGAATTTGAATATACCAATCTTTTCAGAAGAAAAAGTTGGTGCATTGTTTAATCAAGGGCATATTTCTAAAATGTCATCAATTGTTAAGGTATCAGATTTGACAATTGATTACACATACCAGAGACAGCCTATTATGAAAAAAGTAAACAAGATTGCAAAGAATTTTGATCCAGATATTCTTGGTGTTATTATTTGCTCAATGCGTGAAGATGGCTCTATTGCTATTATTGATGGTAGCCATAGAGTTCATGCTTTGCGTATGAAAGGGCTAAATGATTCAACAGTCAATGCTCTTGTTTATTTTTCTTTGTCTATTCAAGAAGAAGCAAAAATATTTGCAATGTTAAATCAAGAACACACAAAGCCAAATACAACAGATATCTTTAAAGCTGGAATTGTATCTGGTGATGAAGAAACAATTGCAATTAATAAAATCCTTAATAGTTTGGGTTTGATTATTGGTGTTGGTCCTGGTGATAATAAGGTTCGTGCTATATCTACGATTAGGCGTGTGTATCGTAATGCTGGAGAAAAAGTATTGCGTGATACATTGTATACGATTAAATCAGCGTATGGAGATTCATCTAGCACAATGCGTGATGTTTTGATTTCTGCTGTTGCAATTGTTTATAATCGTTATGGTGCAAAAGTTGAAGTACCTCGTATGATTACTACTTTGCAAAAGTTTGGTAATCCAAATACGCTTATTGCAAATGCAAAATCAATCGGTGTGAATGCAAGTTCAGTTACAGCATCGGCTTTGCCATTTGTTATTGTGAATGGTTATAACCAGAGATTGACAAAGAATCGCCTCAGCGATTATCCAATGAATCTACTTGCTCAGCAAGTTTGGGTTCCAATTAAATAATAGGTTTGGGGTTAGGTTAGGCTGATCACTAGCCTAACCCCATTTAAGTT